AAATGACCTTCATGAAGGTCATTTTCTGTCCAGCAGATGCTGCATTATTAACAATTGTTGGGAATGTTAAGGTTACAGAAAATAGATTAGGACGAGCACCGTCTCCAATCAAATTACTTCTAAATTCTGCTACGTTGAAAGCCATTTAAGTTCTCCTTAATATAGTTATTTATTAAACAGCACCAACGACTGTTGTGAAGTCAACGCCAGTTCCTACAGCAATAAAGTTCAACTGGATGAAGTTGATTGAGCGAGCAGGTTTAATGTAAATATCACCAACAAACTGATTAGAATCAATAACTTGTTGTGTGTTATTTGTTGAATCACATACAACCTTAAAGTCGGTAATACCACGGCGACCTTGAACATCACGTAAGAATGGAGTAACCATTGATACAAACTGTGCTTGTGTGAATGAATCGTTAAATTCAAACAATGATGCTTGTGCAGCTTTAGAGATTGCCTTTTCAAGAACAATAAACAGTCTACGAACGTTAATACGATCAAATGCAGACGGTTTATTTTGTAATGTCTTATCACCAAACAACACAATACCTTTACCTGGGAAGGAAACAACAGGGTTCACACCAGCATTATACAATGTATCACGTTGAGTTTTTGTTGGATTCCAAGCTAACTTAACAGCGTTCTTGATGTTACCACGATTGAAACCTGCTGGAGAGAACCATGGATCAGCAACCGCATCTGTGTTTACACATAGACCGGCAATGTCACCGTTCAATGGAATCCAACGGTATACGTTGTTGTACTTGTCAAATTGGTATTTCCAACCAGAGTCAGCAACAGCATAAGATGATGTACGGGCTAGAATAGACAACCAGTTTTGAATGTTGGTGGTTTCAGCTCCAGCTTGGTTGATAACAGCGTTAGCTGGTGGTGAAATAACTGCTACACAATCAGCACGTTGGGTTGCAATATTGTCAATAACAAATTGTTGTAGTGTTACATCAGCACCACCAGTTAAGACTAAGTTAATATCAACGTTTTCTTTGTTTTCAAATAAAGCGTATCCTGTTTCAGTAGTTGCATCTGTACCAATATCATCTGTACCACCAGATAGTGTGTTATAGATGTTTGATGTTAAAGAGGAGAATGTTGTTCCTACACCAGACACACTCCAACCAGATCCCAAATTACCTGGTAGAATATACTTAGATTGATTCAAAATAACTTGTTTGAACCAGTTTGAAGAACCATTGTTGAGATTAATGGCATCAAGTGCTTTTGACACAAATGGGTATGTTTCTAAAACCGTACCTGCTGAACCAGAGATTTCACCTGTTGCATCAATAACAACAATGTGCATTTCATCATTGGATCCACCTTCTTGTGCCACAAATTGTGATGTTCCTGGTGCAGATGGGAAGTATGAAGAATATGCCCATGTACTAAACAATGATGTGTTAGCACAAACACCAACAGCTAATGCGTTACCAATAGAACCTGGGTATCTTGCTGCAGCAGTACCAAAAGTATTAGCAGCATTTCCATATAGGTAAGTATATTGATATGTGTCAGAGTTTTGAATTTGTAATGGGCCGTTTGATGTGTTAGCAACGGCATTGTAACAGTTTGCACCAACAGTACGAACAACACTTAAATTGTTACCGTATGCTAAGAAGTTAGCACATGTGAAAAAGCTGATTGCTGAATTGCTGTCTGGACCTTGAGCAGTGAATCTCTTTACCAGTGTAATTTCACTATCGACCAATGTGATTTTATTCACTGGGCCCCATGGGAAATAACCAGCAAATGCGCCAGCGGTAGTCAGTACTGAAGGAACTACGGTAGTTAAATCGACTTCAGATACTTGTACGCCTGGAGATAATTGAATCGCCATTTTGTTCTCCTTGATTTATTATATGGACGGGCAGTTTTATACCATGTTTTTATTTATCAAACACCAAATTTAGAATCTTCTGATGGCATCTCGTATGAAGTCAACATATGGTTGATTGGAATCTGCTTTTTCCCATACATCTCCATCAATAACCTCAAAAGGTGTAGACATTCCATCTTCAACAATTGGTGCCGGTGGTGTAATTTCGTCCACCTGATTCATGTTTTCCAACTGCATCTGTTTTCGTAAGTCATGGTTTACCAACTCTTTGAAGTATTTTTGAGTTGTTGCCCATGCGAAAATAACCAAACACATTACCAAGTCATCGTTTGCATCTTCTTCAGCTGCAAAAGAGTTCTTTTTGGCCACAAAAGTGGTCAATTCTGAATAAGTATCAAAATCTGATACTATGAACTTATCACCTTCAATCAAAGCTTTCAAGTTAGAACAACCAATTCGTTTAACTTGTGGTGACATTTTGACGCCTAGTTGTGTACCACGCACAAAACCAGCTGACATTTGTTGTGGTTTCTTATTGCCTGTATGTACTTTAACTAGATTTTCATACTCTAATTCCATATGTAGTGTATCTGCGATTTGTTGTGTATTGTTAATTTCAACCAAAACATAGGCATCATTATACAACTTAGCTGCATTATAGATTACAGTAGGGAATAGAATAGGTGAAATACTGGAAGATTTGTAACTTGCAACCTGTCTATATGGTGTTTGTGAAATATCAGTAACGATAAATGCTGAACTGTCGAGTCCTTTACCTTCCGAAACGTCAACAGTAATCATATACATGTGATCTTTTAATACTTTTTCACCATCTTCCTTAATAGGCGGTTCATAAATCTTCAACATATCATGGATTGCCATTGGTGTTTGGTAAACAATCTGTTGAAGTTTACCACCAGCAATCAATGTATTTGAAGAACCCAAGAACTCGGTTTCAAACTCTTGAGCAAACTGACGTTCGGATGTGTTACGAATAGTTTCTTCACGCCATGCTTGGTCACGACCAGGAACTTGTGACCAATGAATTTCGAATGGTACATAGTTGCTTCGTTTGGCTCTAGCATCTTCCCACATCTTGTAGAAAAGATTCATACCGTTCGGTGTAGACACCATTAGAATCTTAGTCTTAGTACCAGAAGTAATAACTGGATAAACTGATGTAATGAAGTCGTAAGCGATGTTACTCGGAACGAAAGCGAACTCGTCTAAGAACACGATGTTGTATGCACCTGAACGGGCAGCAGAAGATGAAGTAGATGAAGCGGTAATGACTGAGTTATTCTCTAGTTCAATACGACCTTTGTTCCACTCAACGACACCTTGTTGTAACCACATTGGTAGATTTTCATAAGCAAGTTGTAGTTTACCTAGAATATCGTTTGCTGTCTTACCTTTGTTGGCCAGAATAGCAACGTTCTGAGAGTCTTTGAAAAGAATAGTCCACAACAAGAAAGCAACTGCTGTGGTGGTTTTACCAACCTGGCGAGGACACTTAACGATAACAAAACGGTTATCATTGAAGGTGTTAATCATGTCCTTCTGAAAGTCATACATGTCAAAAGGAACAATACCACGATCAAGAGAAACGATGGTAATGTATTTTGAGAAGTAGATTGGGTCTTGAGCACATTTCAAATATTCTTGAATCTGCTCTTGTGTAAATTGTACCTTAACACCAACACGTTTTAGTTTGGGGTTATCACGGTATGTGAGTTTACTTGTTGCCATTCTTTAACATTTTCTGTAATTCAGCAGTAGAACCAACGAACAAAGCATTCTCGATATTTGTTTGTGGTTTGTCTTTGGCTTTAATGCCTTCAATATCACGTATTTTCTTTTGTGTTTCTAGAAGTTTGTCATTCAAATCACCCATGTTCTTTAACAAAGTGGCATAAACTTCGAAAGCACGTGGGTGTTGACCTGCCTTGGCAATCTGCAATAACTCTTGCATGGCATCTGTACCATTTAGGATCAAGTCTTGTAGATTGTCCTTTGATTGGTTGTAAGCATCTTCCAGGTCTTGTTTGTAATCTGGTTCACCGACAACCACAGCAGGCAATGTTTGTTTCTTTGGAACTTCTATTGGTGTCACATCAAATATTTGTTCCATCTTCTTATCAAATTCACTCATATTATTACTCAGTTATCTTTGTATTCGCTACCCAAGATGTGTTTGCGTTGGCTGTAATTGGATTGGGTACAATATTTATTGTTGCGTATTTCAATGGAGTTACATTTACACTGTTGTAGAAATGACTTGCTCCGGAAGAAACACCAATCACAGGTGATGAAGAAACAAAGTTTCCATTAATATTTTGTAAAGTAATTTTATTGTTTTTTGTATCAATATACACAATTTTAGCGGTTGCTGTTGCTGTGCTTTGTGAATATCCTTGGTAAACAACTTCACCTTGTTGATAAGAACCAACACCACCACTATTCAATGAGAAGATTACAGAATCGGAACCTGTAATTTCTTTGTAGATATTTGTAATAGTATTTGTAATCAGACCAGTGTTTGCAATATTACCATAGATATAACCTTTTACTGTGAAACTTAGTGTCCAAATGATTGTTCTTACGTCTGTGGTAAAAGAACCTTCAAAGTCATTGTCATAAGACACATCATTCAGAATAATAGGCACATCATTAATTATGCCTATTTCTGGAATCATATTGACTTTGATTGTGTAATCTGGTGTAAAGAACGGAAGAATGGTTTCAATGATTTGATTACCATCTTCTTCATTACGAACATACGCATAGAGTTTGAAATCAAAATTATATGGTACGGGATTGTATTGACTTACTGTTTTACTACCATTCTGTGCAAAGTTTTTAATGTTGGTAATTTGTTTGCGTGAAGCATCATAAGTCATACCAACCATTTCAAAAGATAATGCTGGTAAACTTACTTGTACTTTACGATCTAGGTTTGGGTCACCTTGTAAACGTGCAACATATTTTTCTTTAGACGCATATTCGATAGGACACAAGAATCTTTGTGCTTCTGTACCATCTGTGTTGTAACGAACAACGAAAATGTTATTGAACAGGTTACCAAACCCAACGGTCAACTTACGAATGATGTTATTGTATAGTGGTGTGGACATTATAGGCCTCCAATTCCACCAAATGGATTAGATTCGGAAATATTCACCACGTTATTTGCTTCGTTTTGAATTACTTTGTTGTCGTATGCAACATAAGATTGTGAACTTTCAATTGGATCGTAACTTGCTAGTGTGCCAAATGCTCCACTAGACACACCATGGACTGTGGTATTTGCTAAGAAATCACCAGCAATGTTTGTGATATTCACTATGTCTGTTACAGAACTCCAACCAGCACAAATTGCCTGACAAGTTGCATTAGCATACGTTCCGTCTGGACTTTGGAACACAATTTCTTTGTAAATGAAGTTACCAGTAACATTGGCCATGTTTAGAGGAACGTTGTATGAACTTTCGTCAGAGATAACATCAATATCTGGTACACCAGTTTCGATAATTTCTTGTGAGTATTTGAACAATTCTAAATGTAGTTCATAGAAGTATGGGTTCTTTCTACCCAACATGAACATATCCTTATTGCCTTGGACAAATTTGATTTCATATAATTCGCCTTTACCTGAAGAACCAGTAAAAGGAATATAAACAAGATCACCTTCTTGTGGTCTTGTCAGTACGTTCTGTGGAACTCTTTGTTGAAATGTTCTCTTGGACAACATGACAGAAACAGAGTTACGAATCTCAAGACCAAACTTAGAGAAGAACTCCTGTTCACCATCATAACCTGTTGCGTTAGATAGATACAGTTCAACAGGGAAAGCAGAACGAAAACGTTTTAACGGATCTTCACCGTAGAGTAGATCACGTGCTTGGTTGTTGTCATTATAGATGTAATAACCATCAAAACCAAACTGCTTGATGGCTTCAACCATCAAGTCCTCAACGAGTCTCTGTTCAGGTTTACTGCCATAGAAGTTGAAATATTTGTTTGTTGCCATATTAATTCATGAACCATTCCAGGGGCGCTCCGTAATTCATTTCCATTTCCTTCTCAAGACGTTCGATTTCTTCCACAGCTTCATCATAAGTTTCTTTACCATTTAGAGAAACTCCGCCTGGTAATTGTATGCCACCGAATTTTTTCATGTTGGCACCCCAAGTACGCTTGATGAGTGCTGTGGTATATTCTTTTAACCAACGGTCATTCCAAACATATTGATATGTGTCTGGATTCAATGCTGCATATACTTCAGCAACAGCAACACAACCTGGAGAAATTTCATAATCGTTTTCCCATGACCAATCAATATATAAACGTTGCATGTGACGATTGAAACGAATTGGAACTTCACCTGTGAACATAATTTCCAATGAACGTAGATGTTGTTGTGTCAATGTATAGTTAATGTATGAAGCAGAAGTGAAGTCATACAATTCATTCAAACGCAATTGGTAACGTAAGTCAAACATGTTGACTGTTGCCTGTGAGTCTGAAATTGGGAAAATACGAGTTACACCAAGAATATAGATTGGATTACCGTGGTCATCCAACGCAGTCGAACAATCTAAGTAACGATTGTCAATATCTTGTTGTGTAATTGTTTTAATCCAATATACTTTTTGTGTACCATCATAGTGATAATCTTGCCAGTATTGAATCGCATCATCAATACGATCTTCGATCTGGTCATCATCCACGTTGATTTCGATGGTTGGGAAACCAAGTCTTTTTAGACAGTATTGTTTAAAGTCGTTTCTGTTTGTGATTGGGCCTGCCATCTAAAACTCCCTTTTATTGGGGTATTTATTCATCAGGTTTACTTTGGTAAATTGCTTCCGGGAACGGTATTAACTTGCTGAGCCTGAATCTGTTGTTGAATTTGTTGACCTAAGGCATCGATAACACCACGTACATATTTGTGTGGTACTTCATCTAAGGCCTTCATGATTTGATCCATGAAAGCCAATTTGAAAGTCAAATCAACGTCAGGGATTTGTTGCGCTGGTGATTGTTGCTGTGTCATAATAAACTCCTAATAAAAAATTATGTAT